ATCGCCGCTGATGGCTACACCATCGTCTGAGACGGTCATCTTCGTGCCTCCGGACGTAATCACCGCACCGGCATCGGACACCATGACTTCAACGTCTCCGGCTCCGACAATTACTGCGTTATTCTGGCAGGCTTTGGAGATGATGTCTCCTCCGCCTTCAAGCAGACCAGGTATGCACATTGCACTTGTCAAATCAAACCGAAGCGAGCCTTCGGACTCAGCACCGGTCCGCCATTCGTCAAGCTCAACCTCTGATATGACTATCAGACAGCTATCTCCTTTCCCTACCGGGAAGGCAATCCCGACTCCTGCCGTCTGGCAGAACGGGAAGGTGACTGGAACATCCGTTATCTGCGGATAGTCGAGGCTCTTTCCGTCTGCTGTCACATACTTGCCGCTTGGCTTTACCGTTGCGGTTCCGCTTCCCGGATCAAACGCAATAACAGTTCCGGGCATAGCTGTATGGATTTCATCAGTCACCGCCCTTGCGGTTTCCTCAATCTGCTGCGTAAGCTCCTGCATCATGTCTAATCACCTCCCTATGCTTTCGCCAGGTCCTTCATATTTACGGCAGCCGTTACCGTACTGCCAATGCCAATTACTACTCTATCACCCTTTACCTGGATGACATCATATACAGAATACCAGCATACAAACGTGCCGCCTGCATACTGGTATCCTTTGGTCTTAGTGCCTTGTTTGAATGTCCGGATCACTTTGACCTTATCGCCTTTCTTGATGTCTCCGCCTTTTTCCGGAGTGGTGCTGGACTTTTTGGCTTTATCTGCCTTCTTATCCAGTTTCGGCTGTGCCTTAATCTCCAGCAGCTGAGCGGTGCATACCCAATCCCCTTCCATGTTGTCTCCGTCAATAGTGACTTTATACACCCGGAAATAACCATTCGCCGTTGAGCTTTGTATCT